TTGCAGCAGATAGCAAATTTCATTAAAAAGAATAAACCTGTAGACTTCTCTTCAAGAAAGACTGAAGATATGATTGACAGAGAATCTATACAAAAAAATACAAAGACTGGTAAAGTAGAGGTCCAAGCTGACCCTAAAGCTGTAAAAACAAATATTCGAGATTACGCTCAAAATGTTATTAGGGATATAGATAGAAGAGGTGGAAATCAAAGAAAGATTGCTTCAACGTTATTACAAGAAGACCCCACTTCAAAAAATTTGCTAGGAGAATAGAATGGAATATACTGCAGAGTTAATTGTAAGAAGAGCTGAGGAACTCTTTAATAATGAAGAGAGAGCTAACTCTAATGCTCAATGGGAATTAATCTCAGAATTCATGACACCTAATCAATCAGGTATATTCTTAGGAATGGATGCTAAAGGTGACAAGAAGACAAACAGATTATTCGACTCCACAGCAATTCAAGCAGTACATGACTTAGCTGCAGCATTCCAAGGAACTGTTACTAATCCAGCTACTAGATGGTCTAATATAAGATTTAAAGATGATGCTTTAAATAACGAGATAGAAGCTACTAGATGGTTAGAAGAAGTAAATAGACAAATCCATCAACACTTCAATGAATCAAACTTAGACACTCAACTAGGTAAAGCATATCAAAGTTATGTATCACTAGGTAACATGTCAATGTTCTTAGAACCTAAAAATATAGGGGAAAAGTCTAGTTTTGAAGGATTCAAGTTCACAGCTCTACACCAAGCTGAAGTAGCATGGTCAGAAAACTTATCTGGGCAAGTTGATACGATATATAGAAAGATTAAGTTAACTGCTCGTCAAATGGTTGAAAGATTCAAAATGGAAAGACTCCCAGAGAAAGTCAAAGAAGATTTAAAAGAACATCCAGAAAAAGAATACGAGATATATCATTGTATATTTCCCCGAGCTAAAAAAGAAGTTAAACTAGGAGCTAACGGTCTAGCCCCTGGAAAAAACAGACCATATGCTTCTATGTTTGTTGATAAGACTACTTCAAGAATATTAGAAGAATCTGGTTATTATGAATTCCCAGTATTTGTTGGTAGATGGTCTACAATGCCTGGAGAGGTATATGGTAGGGGTCCATCTCATATAGCATTACCTGAAGTAAGAACTTTAAACGAACAAAGAAGAAAATACCTAATTGCTCTTGATAGAATGGTAAACCCACCATTAAAAGCTAACCAAAGATCAGTACTAGGTAATTTAGATTTAAGACCTGGTAAAGTTACTATGGTAAGAGATATGAGGTCAATTGAACCATTTGACTTTAATATTAATTTACAAGCAGCTTTTGCAGGTATGGAAGAATCTAAAGCATTGATTGATAAGATATTTTTCTTAGATAAACTCATATTACCACCTAGGACAGAAACTGGTGAGATGACTGCATATGAAGTTAACGCTAGAATAGAACAAATGCAAAGAGTTTTAGGGCCTACACTCTCAAGACTTAACTCAGAGTTTCTAACTCCATTAATCGCTAGAGCGTTCAAAATGTTATTACGTGCAGGCGCATTACCAGAGATGCCTGACATCTTAAAAGAAAGTGGTGTAGATATTGAGATAGTATTTATAAATCAATTAGCTAAAGCACAACAATATGATGATATTCAAAACATACAACAATGGGTACAATCTGTAGCTTTATTAGCTCAGATTAAGCCTGAAGCTATTGACCATATAGATGCTGACGGGATAGTAAAGCATATAGCAAAAATTCAAAATATACCTGAAATAGCTATTACAGATGATAAAGCTGTAAGAGAAGCTAGAGAGCAGAGAGCTCAGCAACAACAAGCAGCAATGATGTTAGAGGCTACTAATAAGGCTGCTGACACAGCCTCTAAAATGCAAGGAGTAGAAGGTGGAGGACAATAGAGAGAAGTTTAATGAAATAGCTAGATTGCTATTCAATACGCCTAATGGTAAGTACGTACTAGGAGCCTTAATAGAAGACTTTGTATATACAAACCCAGTGAGAAGTACCGTAGAAGAAACTTATCATATGTTAGGGAAGCAAGATTTGGTTCAAGCACTCAGAGAAATTGCCGAATCAGATGAAGATGATACTATTAATGTTTTAGGAGAATAGAATGTCAGAGGAACTACAAAACACATCTGTAGAGAATTATGGTGAATCACCTCAACCATCTGTACAAACACTGTCACCAGCTAGTCCCACAGAGGTACCACATGTAGAATCTGCAGAAAGTGTAAATCAGAATATATTAATATCAAATCTTTCAGAGGATCTAAGAAATGACCCTAGCTTGAGAGACTTTAAAGATATTAACGGGTTAGCTAAAAGCTTTGTTGAACAGAAGAGAATGTTAGGTAATTCAATTAGAGTACCTTCAGAAGACGCTGGAGAAGAGGCTTTAAATCAATTTTATGACAAACTAACAAGTGTTAAAGGTGTCATGAGATCCCCTGACACTCCAGAAGGTAAAGAAGCTTTACTAACATATTTAGGAAGACCCGAGAATCCTGAAGGTTATCAATTCAATATACCAGAGAATATACCTGTAGATCCTCAAGGTCTAAACGAATTCAAAGACTTAGCTTATAACTTAGGACTAACTAAAGAGCAGGCTCAGAAATCCATGGAGTATTATCAAAATATTCGTATAAGTGAAATTGACAATTTTAATAGAATGTCAAGCGAGAATGAGAGCCATCTTAAACAAATATGGGGAAATGAGTTCCACAACAATGTTCAAGCAGCTAATGCTTTAGCTCAAACATATAAAGAGAACTTCCCTGAAGCTTACCATGACTTAGCTAAGATTCAGAATAACCCTATAGTTCTAGATATTATGGCTAATCACGCTAGACTGCTTCATGAGCAGGGTAATCCAAATATTGTATCTCAAATACAGAAATTTGGTATGTCCTCTGCGGAAGCACTTGAACGTATTAGAGATATCCAAACAAATCCAGCATATGTGAATGCTTTGGATGGAGATCCTCAGAGGGAATTGCTACAGAAGAAGTTAAACGACTTATACCCTATAGCATATCCTGACGATGATTGATAGATTAGGGTAATAGCACTGCAGAAGCTACTACTCTACCTCAAAGTATAGGATAACCAGAACTGGCCCTAGAAAATGAGGAAACTTGACTCATGAGCCCACTAAGGACAACTTTTGAGAAAAGGCGTACTGCATACATTTAATTACTAATAATTAGGAGTATGATATTATGTCTACTGAAATTAATAAAGCATTTGTCCAACAATTTTCGGACAATTTACTAATGCTTGCCCAACAGAAAGGTACCCGTCTAATGGGTTCAGTTCGTGTTAAAAAGACAGTAGGAAAATACGATCACTTCGATAGAATTGGTAAAGTATCAGCTCAGAAGAGGACTTCACGTCATGGTGATACTCCTCAGATTGATACTCCACATTCTAGACGTAGGGTTGTATTGGACGACTACGAATGGGCAGACCTTATCGACAGACAAGATGAAATCAGGATGATTACAGATCCTAGATCAGCTTATGCACAATCTGGAGGTAATGCTCTAGGTCGTAAAATGGATGAGCTTATTCTAGATGCTGCTACAGGTAATGCTACTTCAGTCGATTCTGCCGATGCAGGATCTAACGTTGCTCTTCCAGCAGGTCAAATTATTGATGAAGACTTCGGAACAGCTGATTCTAACTTGACTCTAGCTAAACTTATTGAAGCTAAACGTATTTTAGACAAGAATGAAATCTCTTCTGAGAACAGAACTCTTGTTCACAATGCATCTGCTTTAGCTAATCTATTGAATGACACAACTGTCACTAGCGCTGATTACAACAGTATTAAAGCTCTTGTAAGAGGTGATATTGACACATTCTTAGGGTTTAAGTTTGTAAAAACAGAACTATTGAATGGTACTGCAGATGGTACTGATACAGATCCAGTTCTTTGTATAGCTATGCAAAAGGACGCAATGGGTCTTGCAATGGGACAAGATATCACTGTCAGGATTTCTGAGAGAGATGACAAATCTTATGCAACTCAGGTCTACGCTTCAATGACAATGGGTGCTACTCGTATTGAAGACGAAGGTGTCGTTTCAATTCAATGTGTACAATCTGCTTAATAGGAGGATATTATGGCTGGTGAAACTACTAAAAGTACCCGCTTGACCTCAGTTCAAGCAGGCAACAAAAAAGATGCAAGGTTACAACGTGGTAGAGAATACACTGCTCTTGATACAGAAGCTATTGCAGCTACTGAATTAGAAGCAGCTGATGTAACAATCTTTGATATTCCAGTTCCAAGTAACGCTATTATCACTGAAATCGCTGTTTACAACGATGACTTAGATAGTAACGGTACTCCAACTCTAACTCTAGATGTTGGCTTGGCTGCTGGTGAAGACTTTACATCTATCACAAGTGGTACTGCTACTAAACACTCAGAAGATGACGTTTTAGATGCTGATGCGTTTGTTGATGGTTCAACCACTCTACAGGCCGCAACAACAAGCTATACTGTTCAAGCTTTTGATTCAACAACCTTTGGTCCAGATGATGCTAACAAGCCTTGCTGGGAAGTATTAGGCTATGATGAAGATCCTAGAACGACCTTCAGAATTTCTGCTACTTTCGCAGCTGCTGCAGCTACCGCTGCTGCTGGTGACTTAGCAATACGTGTAAAATACGTACTTGACTAAAACCTATGGCCTTCTCACGAGGGCCATATCTTTAGTTTAGTATACTTAAAGGATAGTATAAATGAGTTCAAAAGTACAATTATGTAACTTAGCATTAGCTAGAATAGGAGCTGCTAGGATTACTTCACTATCTGACAACACTAATGAAGCTAAATTATGTAACTTAATGTTTGACGATTTAGCAGAAGAAGTAATGTCCGAAGGTGCATGGAGTTCTACTGTAAGCAGAGCTACACTTGCACTTACAGCTAATACTCCTACGTATGGATATACATATGAATTCCAGTTACCCACTAACCCATTCTGCTTAAGAGTCTTAGAAATCAATGACTTAACATCAGGCGATTATGATTACCGTATAGAAGGTGATAAGTTACTGGCTAACATAAATACTATGAAAATACGTTATATAGGACGTATTACTGATACTCAGAGTTATGACCCTATGCTTAAAAGAGCCATTGTATCAAGATTAGCTGCAGAGTTAGCCTACCCGATAACTGGTAATTTACAAACATCTAGAGCTATGCAAGAGCTATATCAGTTCCATATTGCAGATGGATTAGCAGTAGATGGTACTCAAGGTTCTGTAGAAGATGTGTTTAGGTCAGATGATGTGGATGTTAGATAATGACTAGAAGAAATGAATCGCAAAGAAACTTTAACGCTGGTGAGATATCTCCTAGATTATATGCTAGGTCAGATGTTAATAAGTATAGCAATGCATTAGAGACTCTAACTAACGCTAGAGTATTACCTCACGGTCCTGTGGTAAGACGTAATGGTACTAAATATATAGCAGAAGTTAAAGATTCATCTTCACAAGTAAGACTAGTTAAATTCCAATACTCTCAAGATGATGCTTTTATATTAGAATTTGGTAATCAATATATTAGATTCTATACAAATCAAGCTCAAGTACAAGAATCAGATGTAACAATATCTGGCGCCACTGCAGCAAACCCTGTTGTAATTACAGCAAACTCGCATGGGTATTCAAATGGTGATCAAATATTTATATCTGAAGTAGTAGGTATGACAGAACTTAATAGTACTACTGTAAGATACACTGTAGCCAATAAAACAACTAACACTTTCGAATTATCTGGTGTGAATGGTACTGGATATACCGCCTATTCATCTGGAGGTGTTGCTAATAGAATTTATACCATAACATCGCCATATAGTGCGTCAGAAGTACAAAATATAGAATACGTGCAATTTGGTGATAAGATTTATATAGTCCATCCTAGTTATGAACCGAGAGTTTTAACAAGAACGTCCACCACAAGTTGGTCTCTAGATACCCTCAACGCAATTCCAGAACCTTCATATGAGGCTGGAGAAGAACCTAATGGTACAATTACTCCTGCTGCCACTACAGGGACTTCAGTCAACTTCACATCAAGTGTGAGCACTTTCGTAGAGGCCGACGTAGGACGTCAAATCAAAAATAAAGTAGGTGCAGGTAGGGCCTCTATAGTATCAATCACTTCAGCTACAGTCGCTGTGTGTGATATTGTAGAGGACTTCCCATCAACCTCAGCAATAGCTTCTGGAGATTGGGTAATAGATTTATCTCCAATTGCTGCTTTAAATTTCTCAGGAAGTAAAATAGGATCTATTATTACAGTGACATCTGAGTATACCTCAGGATCTAGGGAGCTACCAGGTAAAACAATTACAGGCGCCACTTCTGCCAACCCCGTAGTAATAACCTCTGCGTCTCATGGATTTGCCAACGGAGATGAGGTAGAGATAAAATACGTCGGAGGTATGGTTGAGATCAATAATTTCATATTCACTGTAGCTAACCAAGCAACTAATACTTTTGAGTTAAAAGGGGAAGATGGTACCTCGCATACAACATATACTTCAGGGGGTACTGCTACTAAAGTGCTTACAGGGCTTGAAATAGATTGTTTTAGAAGCTCTGACGTAGGTAAGTACATATTAGCTAATGGTGGAGTGCTACAGATAACTGCTTTTACCAGTGCCACGGAAGTCGAATGCGAAGTATTAAAATCTATGAATACCGATGACGCTACAGCTAACTGGACAATGGAAGTGGCCACGTGGAACTCTACAAGAGGATACCCTAGGGCTGTCGGGTTATGGCAAGAAAGATTAGTATTTGGTGGCACATCTGCTCAACCGGCTACACTATGGTTCTCAGAAACAGGAATTTTTGATGGCTACGGAGCAGGGCCTGACGATGATGACTCCATCGAAGTAGACTTAACAGCTAACCAAGTTAATGAAATACAATGGATTTCTAGCTCTAGAGATCTTATAGTTGGTACTTCTGGGTCTGAACTTACTGTATCTCCTGGTAGTGGTTCTACCATTACCCCATCCTCAATACAACAATTAACACGTACCTATTATGGTTCTAATAGGCAACAAGTATTACAGGCTGGAGAAGAGTCTATCTTTGTTCAAAATGCTGGGCGTAAGATTAGAACTTTTCGATATGATTATCAAATAGATGGATACACAGGTGAAGACCTCACTTTTTTAGCTGAACATATAACAGAAAATATAGTAGGGAACATTGCATACGCTCAGGAGCCAGACACTACAATCTATGTTATATTAGGCAATGGGGATATTCTGGCAGGTGTATATGAGCGTAGTCAGTCAGTTATAGGATGGTCCAAATTTACAGATACAGGCTCATATGAGGACGTTCAGACAATAGGTACTAATAACCAAGACGAAGTCTGGGTCGTCGTAAATAGGACCATTAATGGCTCTACAAAACGCTATATTGAAGTATTTGACAATGGTAATGGTACAGATAGGATAGATATATTCAGTGATAGTGCACTTATTTATGCTGCACCTAAAACTATTACAGGTGTCACTCAAGCTAATCCTGTAGTAGTTACAGCAAACTCACATGGATTTTCTAACGGCGATAAGGTAAAATTAATAGATGTAGGAGGTACTACAGAGGTTGTGGGTACTACGTATATTGTTGGTGCTAGTACATCAAATACGTTCGAATTGGAAAGTACTACAAGGACGTCTATAACGAACTCAACCTATAGGTGGACAGCTTCAGGTTCTGGTACTAGTGAATACTACTTAGAACTTACCGGAGGAGGTGATCCAGGTCTAACAGAGCCTGTGAGCGTCTACGAATCTACTACACTATTAACTGAAGGAACTGCAGGGTCACTGTCAACCAGCGAATGGGACTGGGCTGACAATGATTCTCTAGGTTTTTCAACGGTTTACGTGAGAACTTCAGGAAGTGTTGATCCTGATTCACTGACGGCTGATATCATAAAGTATGGTTCAGGTATCAATGGGACAGGCCATACAGCATATACTTCTGGAGGAGAAGCTCATAAACTTGTAACTACAATATCAGGTTTAGAGCATTTAGAAGGTGAGACTGTACAGGTTAAAGTAGATGGTGGGGCACATCCTAATAAGACAGTATCATCAGGTGCTATTACATTAAATGCCGATCACTATGAAGTGACTGTAGGATTATCTTATACTACAACTATTAAGACACTAAAGAAAGAATTTGACATAGGTCAAGGTACTATGATGGGACAGAAGTCTAGATGGACCAGACCTCAATTAAGAGTTTATAAATCATCTAGACCTCTAGTTGATAATGAGTTTTTACCTGCCAGAAGTACTGCAAATGACCAAGATGAAGCAGTACCGTTATTTAGTGGGGACTTAGAATATGGACCATTATCATGGGATAATGATGGTCAAATAACAATTACTACTTCGGATCCTTTGCCATTACAACTATTAGGCATATTCGGAGTAATTGAAGGCGGGATAAAATGATGAAAAAATGTAGTAGATGCTTAAGAGTGTCTTCAAATTTTGGTCCCAGTAAAAAATATTTAGGAGGTATTAAGTAGTATGGGTTTCGGTGGGACAGCAACGGCTGGAGCTAATTTACAAGCTCAAACTATAATACAATCTGGGCAAGTTGAGGCAGCAGGTGCTAGAATGACTGCTGCGGGACTTCGTGTAGCTCAAGAGACTGCTACACAAGCTTCTAAGTACAACATGCAGATTAATGAAATTAATACTAATAGACAGATCGAAGCTCTTATAAGAGAGTCTGAGAGACTGGCTTCGAGGCAAAGAGCAGAAGCTGCTAGTACAGGCTTTTCAGTAGCAAGTAAGTCTTCCATGATGGTTCAAAATGAAACATTTGATTTCTTTGAAAATGCTATACGAGTTGTTAAAGTAGACGCTGAGAACCAACGTAAAGCTGATGATTATGAACTCAGATCAAGACTTGTGAGTTTAGAGAACCAAGCTAGAGCTGCAGATTATCAAGCTCAAGCCGCTATAGTATTAGCTAATAATAGAGCTGCTGAGGCCAGATATGCAGGACAAGTATCACAATTCCAAAGTTTTTCTAGTGGAATATCTAGAATTGGCAGTTTATTTTCAGGACAATAAAATATGGTAGAGATTACAAGACCCGGAGCACCTAAATTACCAGGATCTAGAGCTGGAATAGATGTAGGACTCGTAACTAACTTAGGAGTACAAGGTACTTCTGCTATAGGTTCTGCTGTAAGTCAAGCAGGAAGACGATTTGGTCAAACTAACGTGGCCAGCATATCAGCATCTTTACAGAGATTAATTGATGCGCAGAATACAAACTTCTTACAGCCTAAGAAGAATGCAGTATCTCCAGGGCTATACTCTAATGCAATGAATAAGTTTAAGTTAGGTATGGCTGAATTTGTTGATGGTAGAACTGCTAATATGTATGACCAAGATGGTAATCCTACCCATTATACTCTGACAAGTGATATCAGAGAACACGCACGTGGATTGTCAGAGCAGATAGGTGGGGCTATACTAGATGAAGGTACTAGAGAGAAGTTTATGGCTAACTCTCTTACTCACTCTACAGGTCTTGAATTAAACTCTTTAGGATTAGCCCGTAAGTTTGACATAGATTATAATGTAAGTAATACTAAAAAATACATAGAAGATGTTACAAATGCTGGCGTTAATACAAATAACTTCCTAGAGATCCCTGAGGTTTTAGGGGAAATACAAGATGTATTGAGGGAAGGATCAGACTATTTTTCTCCATTAGAACGTCAAACTATCTTTGAAGATGCTAGGCATAATCTATATAAAAATATTTTACAGAATACTGCAGTAGGTGATCCTGAATCAGCTATTCAGATTATTGAAAACACCCCTTTAGAAGATCTTCACATATCGGAACAAGAAAGAATAAATATAACAAATACTGCTAAAAATGCTATGGCTAGAGCAGAATCTGAGAATGAGAAGGTATTAAATATTAAACAAGAATTCGATAAAGAAGCTGAAAAACAGCGTATGTTCGAATATGATTTACAGTTAGAGATGAAGGCGGAGCACCCTAACGGTCCTTTAAATATAGACATTTTAAATAAAGACTTAGAAGATGGTAAATTAAGTATAGATAATTATAGGAAATATGTTAAGAAGACAGCTAAAGTAGAACTAAAAGAAATTGAACAGCTTAGATTGAACAAACAAATATCACATAACATAGAGAATAATTTAGGGTTAGGTGACTTTACTCCTGAACAAATTGAAGATCATTTCAACAACACTCTAACATACCATAAAGAAGAAGATGGTAACCCTCCTAACATTATGAAGCAGGCTCAAATAGCTACACTATATAAAGCTCCTTTAAAATCTTTTACTAATAAACTAGAAGGTTTAATTAGAGATGGAGATCCAGAGCAAGCTAATGAGGCTATCATAGCAACATCATTGTTAATGTCAAAGAACCCTAACGCTATTGAAAAGTTAGGTGAAAAAGAAAGATCTGTAGTCAACTATGTAGCTGCCGTAGGGGGCCTTAATAATGCTGTCGGGGATAAATACGCGATCAGTTCTACTAAGCTTATAGATAAGGCTAGAGAAGTTGTATATAACATGGACGAAGATACTAAGAAGCAATTTGCTAAGGATTTCAAAAACTTAACTAAAGATGAAGATGTGTTTAAAAAGACCTTAGATACTGCTTTAGGATTCGACACTAAAGATGTCCCTGCACCGTTAAGAGAAGAACTAAGATCACTTATGAGTATGGAGTATCAAAGGACAGGTCAATTAGGTGCTGCTCAGAAGTTTGTTAATGATACTGTAGGCAGACATATGGGTAAATCTATATTATCAGGTGATAGGGTGATGTTACTACCTCCTGAGAAGTTATTCCCTGGCACAAATCCTCAAGTGTTTGAAGATATGTTGTTACAAAATCTAAATGAATCTGTAGACAGAACAGAACTAGTGGAACAATTTGGAGAAGACTTTAAAATAAGTATTACTCCTAACACCTCATCATTTAATACTGGAGGTTTTACAGGTTATCACATCATGGCTACTAAAGAGGTAGAATTTGGCGGAAAGACTGTTAAGGTTACTGAACCTGTATACACTAAAGATGGTCAAAGAGCTAATTTTGTTATCACTCAAAAAGAAATACAACAATTCCAATTATTCTCTAATCATAGAGAGGCCTATAAAAAAGCTACAGAAAAGGCTATTTCAGGTAAACTAGAAAGTATTCAAGAAGAATTCGACAAAGAATTACTTCCTAGTAAGATTGAAAAAGCTATAACTCAAGCTGAAAAGCAAAAAGTTAGAGAATCATTCGATGGCCCTGGTTTTGATATAGTACCTGAATTTTTATTACCTTCTGGTAAAGGGAGCCTATCAGATGTTGAAGTGGCTAAGATTGTAGAAGAAGTTACAGACGGTCATGTTAAGTTGACTCAAGAAGATGTAGCTGATATTACAGATAATATAATAAATGAGACTTCAAGCATATCTGAAGTAGCTAACAAAGTAGTGACAACTATAGAAGAAGAATTCCCAAATGCTGTTAAGAATATTAAAAACATGCTTACAATAGCAGGAGGAGGTAAACCTGTAGAAGAAGAGTATGAGCAATTATTAAGTTCTTGGGAAAAGCAAAATAATAAGAAGGCTAAAGAGCAAAAAGATTTAGAAGCTCAAATAGATGAGAGAGTTAGACCTCTAGAAGAGCGTCAGGATTTCGAAAGACGAGAATTTAAAGCACCTAAAAGAGATAAGAGGCAATTTATGAATTATAATAGCACAGGTATAGGTAATGCCTTTGACGCAATAGCTGTAAGAGCTGACCCTAAAATTAGGGAAGTATTAATTACTGGTACTCAGACTTTAGAGAAATACGGTATAAATAACCCTACAAGACTTAGAATGTTCTTAGCTCAAATGGGGCACGAATCGCAGCATTTCCAAAGACTTAAAGAGAATAGATCTGATGCTAGTGCTGAAAGAAAATACGGTATGTATACTTCAGTAGGTAAAAAGTTAGGTAATACTCAACCTGGAGATGGCGCTAAGTTTAAAGGTAGAGGTATCATCCAGTTGACTGGTAGATACAACTATACACATTATGGTAAAGCTTTAGGTATAGATTTAATTAATAACCCTGAACTCGCAGCGGATCCTAAAGTAGCTCTAGAAATTGCTGCTATGTACTGGAAAGATAAAGGGTTAAATGAATTAGCTGACCAAGGCAACTTCAGAGAAATCACTAGAAGAATTAATGGTGGTTATAATGGATATGATGATAGATTGAATAAATTACGTAAACTACAAGGAATTGATTTATAATGGCAATTTATGGCGAAGATCAGATGGAAAGAATTCTAGCTAATGCTAGTATAACCCCTGAGTTGAGAGAAGAAGGTCCTGGAGAACGATCTCAAGAGATATCTTTTATAGATGCTGCTAAGGGTGCTATAACAGACATGAATGCTGAATTGTCAGGCATTAATTCAATACTTAGGAAAACTGTTCAAAGAGATTTTAATCCTCAAGAAGGCTTCTCCGCAATATCTAAGATGTCAGAAACAGACACGTTAGATTTTTATGAGCACTTAGTTGGTACTCAATCAGAAGCTGAATTTGACTTTGTATTAAATAATATAAGAAGAGAGCAAGACTCTATATCTAACTTTAGAGATTCTAAGGGTGCTAACTTCTTAGGTGCTTTAGGTGTAGGTATTGTTACTTCCCCTTCTAACTGGATAGCTGGCTTTAATATAGCTAATAGAGCTACTCGATTAGGCACTGTATTAGGTGGTGCTAGGTCAGGCGCTGCTTTTGGTGCAGGCGTCATAGGTGTCCAAGAGAAGGTTCTACATGAATCCAAGTTGACTCAAACTGAAGAGGAAACTCTACATAATATAGCTATTGGTACAGCTGTCTCAGGACTATTAGGAGGTACTGTAGGTGCTTTTATAGGTAGAGGTGCTAGTAAGGCTATGAATAGAAGAGTGTTAGGAGGAGTACTAGAAGGAGAAGAGATTAAATTTAAAGACCCTATCTTAACTGGAGGTAAGTTAGAAGTAGATAACTCAGTAGGTGCTGCAAGGTCTATGAGTGATAGTGACTTTGATTTATACTTCAGAGGTGGTAAGGCTGTTGAAAATTTCATGCAAAAAGTGTATAAAGGTGTAGGTAATGTTACTAGGATACCATCTTTAAGAGGTTTTGGGTTTGAATCTAAAATAGTTAAACAGTTTACTGACTTATCTTTTAACCATCCGTTTAATACAAAATTTGCAGCTAAAGGGGAAACACAGGGCGCTAAATTAGAATCTATAGTAGATACACTTAATAAGGCTGATATATTAGACTTACATAAAGGTATTAAGGACGACTACTATGATTTCATAGGAGCTAAGGGTGGGGCTATAGATAAATTTAAAACTCAAGCTGGTGCTGAAATGAAACTTAAAGACTATTCTGAGGCTGTATATGAAGCTCAAAGAACAGGTATTAGGAGCGATATAGATCATATAAATCGTTCTGTACAGAGGCTTGATAGTGCTTATAAAAAGGTTGCTCAAAGGGCTATTAAAGAAGGTATTATAGAATCCGACGATATAATTGCTAGATATGCACCTATTATGTGGGACTTCGATAAAGTCTTTAGAGATATAAGGGGATTTGAAGATAAGCTTAGAGCTCACATAAGTAAAACTAAGAAGAATGCTTTTGGTAAAGAGATAGAGGAGTTAGACTCTTTAAAAGGTAATGAATTTGAACAAAGAGTTGAAGAAGAAGTTAATAAAATTAGGGATGATCTATTTAGATCTAAAGGTTCTAAATATGCTCATGGTATATCTGAGAGTGCGCATAAAGGGTTCTTAAAAGGCGGTCAATTTACTAAGAAAAGAATTTGGGATTTACCTTTTGAAGACTTTAAAGACTATCAAGTTAAAGATGCTTTCATGTCTTCTAATGTAGCCATAGATCAAATGAACAGAGCTATAGCATATAAAAGAAAAATAAGAGATAGTTTCGGAGTAGAATCTTTTAATGACTTACTTAAAAAGATATCTGACGATTATAACGAATTGGCTGAATTAAATCCTAATAGATCCTCACAGTTAGCTAAAGAAGCAGCTGAAGCTAAAGCTTTTGTTAGCGATACTACAGATGCCTTGTTTGATAGAATAAGAAGTACAAATGGTAAGTGGTTAAGATATTTAAATTCTTATCAGTCTCATACAATGTTAGGTATGGTATTACCTGCTTCTATGCCTGACTTAGTGTTATTACCTTTTAGGCAAGGTTTTAAAAACACTTTCGTGCACGGTATGATACCTGTAATGAAGCAAATTAAAGAGATGACTACAGGTATAAAAACTGGCGCGATTGATGCAAAACAAGCAGTTGATTTAAGTCTTGCTTTAGAAAGTGAAATGGACGGTTTACTTCAAAGTATGGTTGACGGTACATTTGCTTCTGGTGAACATGTATCTAGATTTGGAAGACTGATGACTAAGACTAATAAATTCTTCGGTTTAGCTACAGGTATACAACAATTCGATGACACTATGAGATCTATAGCAGGACAAGTGTCCTCAGCTTCTTTAATAAGAGATTCTATAAAGGTGGCCACAGGTAATGCCTCTGAAGTAGATATATTGAAGTTGGCTAGAAAGGGTATATCTAAGAAAGATGCTTTAAAAATCAAAGAGTTAGTCGATAATGGAACTATAGATAAGATTAACGGTTCTTATATTACAGACCCTAGAACTTGGAGATTTAAAGGTGCTGAAGACTTGGCTGAAAGGTATGAAGGAGCGTTAGTTCATGAAGCCGGCTTATCAGGTTTAAGGCCTTCTAAAGGAGCTATACCTTTAGGTATTCAAAAATCCCATTGGGGAAGTGCTGTAGCATTTATGAGAAGGTTCATGTTTATGTCAACTGAAAGAACTGTAATGTCAGGTGTCCAAAGAGCTATGGGTCATGAAGCTGCTACTGTAGCTACTGGTATTACAGGCCTTATAGGTATGGGTATCATGTTAAATATGTTAAGATATCGAAAAGAATACGATTTAAATAATATGGAAGATATTCGTAGGGCTATATATGAAGGTGTTCAAGTATCGGGCGTTATAGGTCTTATGGAGTTACCGTTATCTTTGAACCCATTCTCTACAGTTAATAATAGATTTGCTGGAAGGAACGCAACAGCCACTATATTAGGTGCACATCCAGGTTTAATAAATGATGTCGCACAAGCTATGGCTAGATTAGCTGATGGTGATATTACAGATAAAGACATTAAGAAGTTAAAGAGATTTATTCCTTATCAAAATTGGTTAGGTTTAGAGTTATATTTTCGTCTCATCGATGAGAAATAGGAGTTATATAAATGACAGTAAGTTCAACAACTGCGAAAGATACTTATACAGGTGACGGGTCCACCACTACTTTTGCTTTTACTTTTCCTATATTGGATGAGACCCACTTAGAAGTCCAGATAAAAGATACTAATAATGTAGTTACTACTAAGGTACTGACCACAGATTATACTGTTACAGGTACCGGCAATACTGTAGGATCTACAGATTACCAATCTGGTAATGTAGTATTTGGTGCTGGGGATATACCTGTAAGTACTGATACAGTTATTATTAAACGTAATGTACCTTTAAAGCAAGAAACTGATTATACTGAGAATGATACTTTTCCGGCAGAGACCCATGAAGATGCTTTAGATAAGTTAACTATGATAACTCAACAGTTAGATGAACAATTAGATCTAGCTATTAAGTTTGACTCAGGTGTATCAGGTTTTGATGCTACTCTCCCAACCCCTGCTGCCGATCTTTATATAGGGTTTAACTCTACAGCTGATGGTCTTGTAGCTAAAACTGTAGCGCAGTTAGGTACTATAACAGTTCCCGTACCTATATCTGATGGTGGTACAGGGTCTACCTCAGCAGCAACTGCATTATCTGCTTTAGGGGGTATAGGCGCTGCTACTACTGATACTCTTACAAATAAAACTTTAACTTCACCAGTAATTAACACTGGAGTGTCTGGTACAGCTATTTTAGACGAAGATAATATGGCGTCTAATAGTGCTACTCAGTTAGCTACTCAACAGTCTATTAAGGCGTATGTAGATAGTCAATCTTATGATTTAGTATTACTTAGTACTGCCACCGCTTCAGCTTCAGCCTCATTGACTTTCACATCTAGTATAGATAGTACATATCAAGCTTATGTGTTTTTATTAGATAACATTGCACCTGCTACAGATGGTGTGGATCTATACCTGAGATTTAGTACGAATGGTGGGTCTTCTTATAATGCAGGAGCCACAGATTATATACAAGCCTCTTTAGGGGTAGATTCTGGAGGTACTGCGAGAAATGTAACTGGTACTCAATCTGCAGTGATATTATCATCGTTGGACATAGGTAATAGTGGTAATGAATTTTTAGGTGGAGTGGTTACATTAATAGACCCTGCAGGAGGTGGGGGAGTACAAGTTACTATGAATACATTCGCTCAAGATTCTTCTGTAGGTCAAGCTTCTTGTGTAGGAGGATCTAGATTTGGTGCATCAGCATCTGCTGTAGATGCTGTACAGTTTTTAATGAGTTCTGGAAATATAGCTAGTGGTACAATTAGAATGTATGGTATGAAAGCTTCTTAGGAGAATTAATATGAGTGAAGAAATAGGTAAAGTTGTTATAGCCACTGCTC